GCCTTCAATGCCGGTTTCTTTGTAGAGCTCACACAGGAACTCCATACCGTCACGGAACGCTTTTGGAATGTCACTGATCTCAGTGATTCCCAAGTTCACGTGACTGAGCAGACAGGTGTCGCGACTCTTCAGCAGGATCTCCTGGCAAACGTTGGAGTAGATCCGGTCGCCGTTTTTGTCGTACTGCTTCTTGACGATCCACACATCACCCTTGCGGGCGGCGTCCATGATTGCCTTCAGCTTGTCGGGGCTGTTGATGATGTCAGGATCAACGTTGACACAGCGCTTGAGCCAAGGAATACGAGCTCGGTCGTAATTAACAAACTCAATAATGTCAGGGTGATCTGCATCGAGGTGAGCAACGATCGCCCCATTGCGGTACGTGCCGCCGCGTCGGAGAATCTCATTAAACTTGGAGTAGATCTCCATGAAGCCACACGGCCCTGAAGAAACCATTCCGTGGTCGTTCTTGGTACCTTTCGGACGAAGCTTAGAAAGGTGAACAGCAACACCTGCCCCGTAGCGAAGAGCTTTAGACGAGAAGATCCAGCTGCCCTCCAAACCATCAGGGTGCTCGTCCATTGTGTCTTCAACAACAAACACCGTACACGAAATCGGGTACCGGCGAGTAGGGTTTTTGACCCAACTTTCGACCCGCCCGGTCATTGCAACGGCGGGATTCAGGTTCTCGATGTTCATAGGTCGGTGAGGTTTGCGCGTTGGTAGTTAGGACCTTTCTGGACTTTTCCGTTCACTTTGGTGAAGGGAAACTTGGACCAGTTAGAGACAGAGATGCGGTCGAACGCTTCATCAGGATCGACGCCAAGAGTATGGAGGTACCCGTAGGTAACCCACAACAAGTCACAAGCTTCTTTTAAAACTTGTTCACGAGGCTCGTTTGCAACCGCGTAGAGCAGCTCGTAGAACTCTTCCTCCACATACGTTAGCTGACGCTCCGTATCAGGATTGGTTAGCTGGTCCGCTTTTTGCATCCAGCCCTTGACTTTGTTCGCGTTCGAGTTCATCAACAACAAGGTTGTAAGAAAAGGTTTTGTGTGGGGTTTTCTCGAAACGCTCGTAACGTTCGATCAAGCGGTCCAAGTACCACCGAGCTTTCTTGAGGTCTTCGGAACCGTTCTTGTGCTGATACCGAGTCACGTACTTGATGACGTTGCCCTCAACAAAGTCAAAGGCGTGTGACTCGATGTAATCAATGCACTCGATTACTCCTTCGTCGAAGGCGTAGTGGTTTGGTCTGATGGGATCTCGGGAGGTGTCCATAGTTGAACTTCATCAAAGGTGTACTCAGTTTCACGAAGGATTCGTGCAAGTCGTGCTTGGGTTAAGGCGTACTCAGCACCTAAACCTTTCTTCTTGTACTGCTTGACTACAGTTCCCCATGCGGAGGCCTCTGTAAATCCCTCTTCTGGGATGAGCTTTTCCGCTGTCTTTGGGCCAACCCCAGGGCAACCAGGATAGCCGTCAGTGGAATCGCCGGTAAGAATCTGACGATAGAAATAGGCATCAGCTTGAAGTTGATTGATGGTGATGAGCTCACCGTCATTGGTTAGGTGCAAACCAGGGATCTGTTTGAGATCCTTGTCACCACTCCAGATGACGGTTCGTTGTTGGTTGCGAGTCCCGAGAATTCCGAGAACATCATCAGCCTCGAGGTTGTACCAACACTCCGAAGGGAAAGCTGCCTCTGCCCATTGCCTTGCGGCTTTGAAACCGACAGGTTTCCGACGATCCAGCTTGTTGCGGTTTGCTTTGTAGCTGGGTTCAACCTCTTTGCGGAAGTTGCTGTTAGAAGTCCAGCAGCAGCAGATCTTGTCTGCCTTTGCTTGGCGCTTCTTGGACTCAATTAGTTCAGTAAAAATGTACCGAACCTCTTTGAGAGGAAGGTGAGTCGTGATGATGTCAGGACACCACTCGATCTCAACTTCTGCAGAAACAACTGCTTGAAACAGCAGCATATCTGCATCAAGCAGTAGCCAAGTCATCGTTAGTTTCTTGGTTCAGACCCAGATTATGGACATTTCCTAGGTAGTCCAGCGCCTTTAGGACGCCTTCAATATCGTCCCCAAGTTTTCCAATACCCGTGTTGCAATTTGAACACAGCCAACCACGATGTTCAGAAGAGTTGTGACAATGGTCCCAGCACAAAGTTTTATCTGTTACGCCACAGCAGTCACAAGGCGTACCAAGCGGAGGCTTTGCTTGTTTCCTACGCAGCTTGCTGTACTCACGCTGTTGTTTATTGACGCAAGACTTGCACTCAGGGCGATACCACGTCCCGTTGCGATGGTACTGATTTAGTAGTTTCGTTTCGTTACAGACCTTGCAAGTTTTAGTGGCAGTCTGCCCAGTTGTTTCCGATTTTGAACTCAGCACCGACTTCAATACGAAATCCAAGCGCGTCTCCTGCCAAGGCAGCAGATCTAACTGCAAGTTCTCCGACTCGTTCGGCGTGTTGCTCGAGGACTGAGAATTGGATTTCGTCATGGACATGAGCAAGGAACGTCCAGTCCTTGCCGTAAATCAAACCAGCGTTGGTGAGCTCGTCGTAACAAGTGTTGTACCAAACCTTGCTAACGAGAGCGCCTGCTGATTGTAAAAGGAAATTCAAAGAACTATGCGGCGATCTGATGTAGATCTTTCGGCCATCTAAAGCTTTGATGTAGCCCTGTGTCTCTGCCTTCTCAGTCACCATCTTGGTGAGCTTTGCCAGAGCAGGCATATTCTTGAAGTATTTCCGCTTCAGCTTCTTGCCATCTTGACCTGTGATGATGGAAAGCTTTTCAGCGCCCGCTCCATACATCAAGGCATAGAAAAATGTCTTGGCTTGGTCTCTTGTAGTTAGACCAGCAGCCTTTTGGTTTGCAGTGTGGATGTCACCGTTGAGAACCTCATCAGCAAAGGCTCCATCATCCAGTGGCCACAGGTAATGCGCTAGGCAACGAGCTTCGATCCCGCTGAGGTCACAGCCCACCTGCTTGATGCTTCGCCCTCCCCCGAGGGTGACAGGTTCAAACAGAGTCCGGCACTCCTTACCCAAGACCGACCTGACTGCGGGAACTTGGGCTGTGTTGGGGTGGACGTGACTGCAGCGAGCCGTAGCGCAACCAACAGTAATCACACTGCCGTGAATCCTGTGGTCACGCTCGACGAGTTTTAACCAAGCATTGTTACCAGTGCTCAGTTGGCCCAGCCGCTTTTGCAGCGTAAGGATCTCTACGAAATCCTCAGCTCCAGGAATCTTCGACAGAACTGTTTCGTCAACCTTGGGCTTACCTGAATCCGTAAGCTCAGTGGGCTGCCAAGACAGTTGGTACTGCAATACCCAAGCGATGTGATCTCGGGAGTTGGGATTCAACTCTTTGAGACGGCACATTGTTGCGCCTTCTACGTATCCCCTAGAGGAATCGTTACGCCGTGGGGTGAAGAGCCCTCCGTCAACGAACGGGAACCGTTGTCTCAAACGCTCGTTGAGAGTATTTAGTTGTCCATTGATCTCAGCTTCTAGTTCCAACGCCCCTTGAACGTTGAAGCCAAAGCCAGATCTTTCCTGCAGGGCGATGAAACTTGCAAATCTCATCTCAAGGTCAACGGCACAAGGGATGCTGTCGGCCTTGGGTTGCAACCTGTGCCAAAGCTTAACATTTAGTTCAACATCGCAGACACAACGTTCTGCAAGTTCTTCAGTCAGCTCACTGAAATCACTCAGATCTGCGTGGCGTTTGCTGTAGCCCAAACGAAAGCCATACGCCTCAAGACTGTGCCTGCCGTACAGCTGAATAGGCATCCCCTCCCACTTCTTCTTGAAGTCAGTATCAAGGATGTTTGGGTACAGCATCCGACACAGGATCAACGTGTCGATAATTTTTCCCTTGGGCTTGAAGTCCGGGTACACCTGCTGAATAGCAGGGATGTCGTACTGGATAATGTTGTGACCTACCAGTACATCAGCGTTCTCAAGGAGGCTCAGCCATTCCTTGGGATTCTTATGCAGCTGCGTCTGGGTCTTTGTGTGGATCGCACAGCAGTGAATTGTAGTCACTTCCCTGGGGTTCAGGGCGTTCGTCTCCACGTCGAACGTCAGGATCGATGTGGACTTCAAGCCGCCTGCTGTAGCAGAAGTCAAGGAAGTCTTCGAGTCGGTTGTACTCGAGCTGGTTGCAGGGGTCATTGGACTTGAAGAAGGACTGGAGGTACCTCTTCCCCTTTTCAGTCACAGCAAGAGCCGTGACCTTGAGGGGATTCATTTCTTTGAGGTGAACGTCAAAAGTCGGTTTCAAAAGAATCATCAAACTTGGCAGACTTATTCGTAGAGCTGCTTCCTTTTTGCTCCAACATTCTGCCGGTCTTTTCGTCGTAGTTCACAG